TCTCACCGAACAGGGAAAGCTCCTGAGAAAAGACCCTGTGCAGGCTAAACAGCTTGCTGCAGCTGCCGGGGTGAACCTGAACATTTAAAAAATCTATGAAAGGAAGTATGAAAGATGGGAACAACCTTATCCGACGTAATCGTGCCGGAGCTTTTTAATCCCTACGTGATCAACAAGACCATGGAACTGTCTGCACTGTTCCAGTCCGGCATCATCACAAACAATGCTGAATTCGACGCCCTGGCATCTGAAGCGGCGCCGATCCACAACATGCCATTCTTCGAGGACTTAAGCGGAGCCTCTGAGGACATCTTAGAGGGCAAGGACCTGACAGCAAAGAAGATCACCTCCAACAAGGACGTGTCCACTACCATCCGCAAGGCGGCTATGTGGTCCGCGACTGATCTGTCCGCTGCTCTTGCCGGAGCTGACCCGATGGCAGCTATCGGTAACCTGGTAGCAGGCTACTGGAACCGCGAGAACCAGCGTATTTTGATCAAGCTCCTCTCCGGTGTGTTTGGTTCTTACACCCCGACAGAGGGAGGCGAGAGCTTGACACCACTGGCGGATCATATCCTGGATATTTCCGCACTGAAGGGCGACGCTGCAAAGATCTCCGCATCCGCATTCATTGACGCCTGCCAGCTCCTGGGAGATGCGCAGGGACAGCTGACTGCGGTTGCAATGCACTCTGCAACCAAGGCATACCTGAAGAAGCAGAACCTGATCGCAACAGAGCGCGACAGCAACTCCGTGGAGTTTGACACCTATCAGGAGCGTCGCGTCATCGTGGATGACGGCTGCCCGGTTGAGGACGGTGTCTACACCACCTACCTGTTTGGGCAGGGTGCGCTGGCGTATGGCAACGGCAATCCTGTAGGTTTTGTACCGACGGAGATCGACCGTGACAAGAAGAAGGGCTCTGGTGTGGACTACCTGATCAACCGCAGAACCTTTATCATGCATCCGAGAGGAATTGCATGGCAGAACCTTGTGCGTGGGAACGTGGAGACCCCCACAGAGGCAGAGCTTGCCAACGCACAGAACTGGAAGCGGGTGTATGAACCCAAGCAGATCCGGATCGTTGCATTTAAGCACAAGATCGGCTAAAAGGGAGGTGACGGCCGTATGGTTATGACCGAAATAACAGCGATTATCAGCATGCGGCTGACGACCTTCGGGTATTCAGCCGCAGAGGCTGACCAGTCGGCACTGGACTACGTGGCGGAGCATGCCGCACAGTATGTGTGCAACTACTGCCATTTCCGGCGCTGCCCGGACGACATACCCAATTCCCTGCGATACGTCGTCGCCGACTATGCGATCGGCGAATTCCTGCAGTATAAAAAGACCTTTGCCCCATCCGATCTGGCAAACTTGAACCTGTCATACGCGGTCAAGCAGATCCAGACCGGCGACACCACGACGGTGTTTGCAACAGGGGACGGATCCCAGACGGATGAGCAGAGGCTGGACAGCTTTATCACCTACCTCATGACCTACGGAAAGAGTGAAATGTACTCTGTCAGGAGGCCACTATGGTGAGTGATGCGATCCTGTCCGCGCGCACGGCAGCGCGGTCCATGTTTTCAAAGCTGCATTATGACGGGCTAGCTACGATCACCGAATGGACGAAAGTCAGGGATCCGGACACGGGACTGATAAAGGAGAACGAGGTCACCCTTGTGGAGAGCCAGCCATGCCATCTGTCCCTGGAGGCATCCCCCGCCGGTAGTCAGTCGGCATCAGCTGCAGCCATCACACAGAGCGCCAAGCTGTTTATTGATCCGGGACTGATGATCAAGCCCGGGTCTAAGGTGACGGTCACACAGGCAGGCGTCACCGCCGTGTACACCCACAGCGGCAAGGCTGCCATCTATGACACACATCAGGAGATCACGCTGGAGCTCTCAGAGAGGTATGCATAATGGGCAAGATTAAGGTGAATACACGCGAGCTGAAGGAGTTTGAGAGAAAGCTGAAATCACTGCAGAACCCGGACGCCTTCGCACAGGCGTGTGCTAAAGAGCTGGCGGCGCGTTTACTGCGCAAGGTTATCAAAAGGACACCCGTCGGTCAATATCCGGCGGAAACCGGGAAGAAGGGCGGCACCCTAAGGCGCGGGTGGACTAACGGAAAGAGTTCGTCTGCTGCGGCCTATGCGGATTCTTTAAAGGTGCAGCATGTAGGGAATAACTATGTTGTGGAGATCATCAACCCTGTTGAGTACGCATCCTATGTGGAGTTTGGCCACAGGACGCGTAATCACAAGGGCTGGGTTCCCGGACAGTTCATGATGACCATCTCCGAGCAGGAGCTGCAGGAGATCGCGCCGAAGGTGCTCGAAAAGAAAATCCAGAAGTACATGGAGGGGCTGACGAAATGAACAATGAGGTCATTCTGGCGGTTGTCAAGGCGCTAAACGAGGAATTTAACGCCGACGACAAATATGAAATCTATAGTGAGGAAATCAAGCAGGATCTGAAGGAACCTGCTTTTTTCATCCAGCTTTTGAACCCCTCCGTGAGAGGATACCTTGGAAAACGGTATCTGAACCAGCTCCACATACTGATCCAGTATTTCCCGAAATCTGCTACTGCCTATCAGGCAGAATGTGTGGACATCGGGGAGCGGCTGCAGTGGCTGCTGGAGTGGATCACCTGCGCCGGTGACGACGCGCCGATCCAGGGAACAAATATGCATCATGAGATTACCGACGGCGTCCTAAACTTCTTTGTGGACTACAAATTCACGATCCGCAAAGTGGAGGATGAGACGCCCATGGAGTCTTATACATTAAATCAAACCGAAAAGAAAGGAGTCTAACATGGCGACAAAAAAGGTAACTGAGACGAGCGAAAATGAAGCCGTCGTAGTTGAAACTGTGGAAGAGCCTGTTTTTGACAAGAAGCAGCTGACCAGCTGTACGAGGTACTCCCATCGGAGAGACCTGGTCAACGCGCTCCTGGAAGATGGAAAGACCTACACCATCACCCAGGTTGATCAGATGATCAGCGACTTCGACAATGGCGACTTCACGGAGAACAAGGAAAGGAAAGGTGAGTAACAATGGCATTAGGTGGCGGTTCTTTTATCAGCCAGAATAAGGTCTTGCCCGGCGCATACATCAATTTTGTGTCGGTGGCAAGCGCTTCCTCCACCCTGTCTGACAGGGGCGTGGTGACCATGCCCTTAGAGCTGGACTGGGGCCCGGAGGGAGAGATCTTCGAGGTCAGTGTATCTGACTTCCAGAAGAACAGCATGAAGTTTTTCGGTTATCCGTATGCGGATGATCATTTGAAGGGACTTCGTGACCTGTTCCTGAATGCTAGCACGCTTTATGCGTACAAGCTGAATTCCGGAGGCGAGAAGGCCTCCTGTACCTTTGCAACAGCAAAGTATCCCGGTACCCGTGGCAACGCGCTGAAGATCGTCATCCAGGCAAACGTGGATGACCCGAAACAGTTCGACTGCTACACGTACCTCGACACCACGGCGGTGGATCTTCAGACCGTGTCCGCTGCATCTGACTTAGTGGACAACGACTACGTGACGTTCAAGAAGGATGCGACCCTGTTGGTGACAGCCTCCACGCCTTTAACCGGCGGCTCGACTGGAAGCGTAAGCGGTACAGCTTACCAGGACTATCTGGACAAGATCGAGGCATATCGTTTCAACGCCATGGGAATCGTCAGCACGGAGGCCACTATTAAGGGCTTGGCTGCGTCTTTTGTAAAGCGTATGCGTGACGACATCGGCGTGAAGTTCCAGCTGGTGCTGTATGACTACAGCTCCGCCGATTACATGGGCGTGATCAGTGTAAAGAACAAGTCCATCGGTAGCACTTCCGCGGCCGATCTTGTTTACTGGGTAACCGGCGCACAGGCAGGATGTGCGGTCAACAAGTCTCTGCAGAACAATGCATATGACGGTGAGTATACCGTAGACGTAGACTATAACCAGTCTGAGCTTACTGCAGCGATTTTAGCTGGGGAGTTCACTTTCCACAACGTGAACGGTACCGTCCGCGTGTTGGAAGATATCAACACGAAGGTGTCCACATCCGACACAGAGGGCGAGATCTTCAAGGACAATCAGACGGTCCGCGTCATCGACCAGATCGGAAATGACATCGCCGTACTTTTTGCAACAAAGTACCTGGGCGCCGTTCCCAATGACGAGGCCGGCCGGATCTCTTTGTGGTCTGACATCGTCAAGAACCATCAGGAGCTGCTGGACTCCAGAGCTATCGAGGACTTTGAGGACTCCGACGTGGTGGTGGAAGCCGGGGATTCCAAGAAGGCCGTAACAATCCAGGACGCCGTGACTGTAGTGAATGCCATGGGCAAGCTCTACATGACCACGGTGGTGTCCTAAGGAAGGAGGTATATAAGACATGGCAAGTAAGAGCAAAAGCAACAATATCGTCGTAAAGGCAAAGGACGCCATCTCCGCGCGGCTCGCGGAATGTTACGTCACCATCAGCGGAAAGCGCTACAACTTTATGCAGATGATCGACGTTGAGTTCAAGGTTGACAAGTCCAAGGGTACTGTTCCCAGACTGGGGGCGGTGATGGCGGGCCATAAGTCCTACGGCATGGAGGGTACTTTCAGTGGCACCATGCACTACAATACATCTGTAATGCGTAAGCTGCTGTCAACCTTCAAGGACACCGGCGCTGACGTCTATTTCGAGATCCAGGTCACCAACAATGACCCCGCATCCGACGCAAAGCGCCAGACCGTGATCTTCTACGACTGCCTGACTGACGGCGGTGTGCTGGCCAAGTTCGACGCGGATCCGGACGGCGAGTATCTGGATGAGTCCATTGAGGGCACATTCGATAACTTCAGCATCCCGGAGACCTTTACGAACCTGACCGGGTTTTTAACCAACTAATCACAGCACCATAGCCCCTCTAGCTGGCCCGCAGGGGCCCGCTCAGAGGGGTTTTGTGAATAAGCGAATAACAGAAAGGATAGAAAGAAAATGTCAAAATTCAGTCGTTTTATGAAGTCCAATAAGGTGGAAAAAGAAAACGGGTTCTACGCACCGACCACATCCCTGACAGATGAGAATGGAAAGCCACTCGAGTGGGAGTTTAAGCATATCACGTCAAAGCAGAATGAGCTGATCAGAGAAGATTGTACCATCGACGTGCAGGTGACGGGCAAGCCGAACGTGTTCCGTCCGAAGCTGAATTCCACGAAGTATCTTGTGAAGCTGATCGTGGCATCCACCGTGTCCCCCGAGCTGTACGACGCGGAGCTGCAGGACTCCTATGATGTGACAACACCGGAGGATCTGGTATATGCCATGGTGGACGACGCGGGCGAGTATCAGGATCTGTGCGTGTGGCTGCAGAAGTTCCAGGGCTTTACAAAGAGCCTGGAGGAGAAGGTTGACGAAGCAAAAAACTGATAAACGAGGGGGACGCGGAATCGAACTATGCATACTACTGTCTGCATAAGCTGCACATTCTGCCCTCGCAGTTTTTAGCAATGGATGAACCCGAAAAGGCTTTTGTGATCGCTGCTATCGACATCAAAGCGGAGAATGACCGGAAGAAGCAGCGCGAGATCGAGAGAAAATCAAAGAGACGAGGAAAGTGATTATGTCAAGTATTAAGACCGGCATCGAGCTTCAGGACGGGTTTACCCCGGTACTGGAAAATATCATATCGACCACCAGCGAAGCAATTTCTGAGATGGAACAGATGCAGCAGGCTATGAGTGCTGGCGTTGACACTTCCGCGGTTACTGACGCAGCGAATGACATCAACGAGGCCGCACAAGCGGCGAAGGAGCTGTCTGAGGCGCTGCAGGGTATTTCTGCCCCCGTCATCAACACGGATGCCGTAGTAGCACCCGCAAGGGTTGAAGTCCCCGAGACACGGGAAACTCCCACCCCGTTGCTGGCCAATCCTCCCCCCGTGGAAACCCCGCAGATCGCTGCTGAGCCTGTCACCGTGCCAGTGACTGCTGAGATTGTGGAGCAGCCGGAGGTCAATGTGCCGGAGGAGGTTATTGTACCCGTCACTCCGGTTGTGACAGAACAGCCTGAGGTTGAGACACCGGAGCCCCTTACGGTACCGGTAACCGCAGAGGTAGAGGAGCAGCCCGTGGTGGATGTTCCGGACGGCATTGACGTTCCCGTGACCGCCGAGGTCACACAACAGCCCGTGGTGGATGTTCCTGATAGCATAGAGGTACCCATCACTCCAGAGGTGACACAGCAGCCGACTATCGACGTGCCGGATGAGATCAGTGTGCCGGTGGATCCGGTTGTAACAGGACAGCCGGAGATTGATGTACCGGATGAGATTACGGTACCGGTGATCCCGGAGGTGACACAGCAGCCGGAGATTAAGACACCAGATGAGATAGACGTTCCGGTGATCCCGGAGGTGACACAGCAGCCGATCATCAGCGTACCGGATGAGATAGTGGTACCCGTGGATCCAGTCGTAACAGGACAGCCGGAAATTGAGACGCCGAAAGAGATTGAGGTACCTGTTAATCCAGAGGTGACACAGCAGCCGACCATTGACACCCCGGATGAGATTACTGTACCGGTAAACCCGGAGGTGACGGGGCAGCCTGTTATCAGCGCCCCAAAAGAGATCGACGTGCCGGTAACGCCGGAAGTCACGCAGCAGCCCGAGATTGATGTCCCTGACAGCATCACGGTGCCTGTGGATCCAGTCGTCACAGAGCAGCCGACTATCAACGTGCCCGATGAGGTAGAGGTGTCCGTGGATCCGGTTGTCACCAGACAGCCCGTCATTGACGTACCGAGTGAGATCGATGTGCCGATTACCCCGGAAGTCACACAGCAGCCGATCATCAATACTCCGGATGAGATTACTGTACCAGTAAACCCGGAGGTGACAGAACAGCCCGTCATTGACGTACCGGACAGCATAGACGTCTCCATCAATCCGGTGGTGACAGAGCAGCCTAAGATCGATATCCCGGAGCCTGACACGGCGGGGATGGATCAGTATCAGAGTCTCATCAACCTTGCGGCGGATGCGCTGCAGAGGGTAGTGGATATACAGGAGCGGATCAACGCACAGAGCGAGTCAATGGGTGTACTGCCGGCTGATCTGCAGGCAAAGATCGCAGAGGTCAACTCTGGAATCCGTCAGATGCAGATGGAAATGAACCTTATCCAGCAGAACCCCTTTGACTTGGGTACGGACGCTGTAAAGGCCCAGATCGTCAGTCTGAACGACTCCATCACCAGAACCCTGCAGAGCCAGCAGGAGCTTGATGCAGCGCTCCAGTCCATGTCATCCTCCGCGCATCCTGTTGACATCGATATTGAGCCCAGCGTTCCGGAGCCCCTTGTGGAGCCCGAACAGCCTCCGGTTGTTGTGCCGGTGGAGTGGCAGGGTGACTTTGAGGTGTTCACCTCCTCCGGAGTGGAACGCTTCCAGCAGGAAGTTCAGGGCGCGAACGCTGCTCTTGAAACACTAAACCAGACACAGCAACGGATCGCTCAGGCCGCTTCCGGGATGGATGTGCTCCCCGACAATGCGCAAAGAGACATTGCAAGCCTCAGCCAGCGCCTGCAGGAAGTCACACAGCGCGTGCAGACGATCTCTAACAACCCTGTCAACATGGGCACAGACCTCGCCAATGCCGGACTGGAACAGATCCGGTCACAGCTGGATCAGGCCATCAGCGCCCAGGAAGAGCTAAACGCTGCCATCGACAGCGCGGATCCCAGCCGGATCAACTCCGCATATCTGCAGCTGTCCCAGACGGTGCGGTCTACAGAGACCTACATCAGGGATAACACGACAGAGCAGGGCGAGTTTAATGCGGCGATCCAGGAGAGCACCGACAGCGCGGAAAGCCTAAAGCGTATGATCGCCGGCGCAGTAGCCGGGTTTACAGGTATCGCGGGCATCCGCAAGGCCTTCAGTTTCATGGAGGACTGCACAGAGGCATTCAACACCCAACTGAATGCCGAAAACCAGTTGATGACCGTCCTGGGCAACATGCTGGACGAGGACTACGTGGCAAGTTTTGAGCTGGACACCTCCGCGGATGTATCCGGTGCAGTGAGTGACATCGCTGCCATCCAGGACTCCGTGAGTGAGGTTGAGGTTCCCGTGAGCGTGAGCGCGAAAACGCAGGCTATCATGGCTGAGTTTGACAAGATCAGCGAAAAAGCCTCCGAGATCCAGAGTGAGGGCATCTACGGCGACGAGGCTATGATCGCGGCGGGCGCGGAGTTTGCAACCTACTTCAGCGACACAGACGCGATCACTACCATGATGGATACTCTGTCTAACTACGCCATGGGTATGTCCGGTGGTGGTGAGATTGACAGCACTGCCATGGTGGACTATGCGACCGGTCTTGGAAAGATCATGACCGGCTCCTATGACGCGATGACAAAAAAGGGCTTTGAGTTTTCCGATGCCCAGAAGGATGTCATCGATGGCGTTGCGACACAGGAGGAGCTGGTGGCAGTCCTGGGAGAAAACTATCAGGACCTGTCTGATGACATGCAGGCGGCGACCGTAATCTCCCAGGTGATCAACGAGTCGTGGGGCAGTCTCTACGAAACCATGTCCGACACCCCGGAGGGCCAGATCATCCAGCTGAAAAATGCATGGGGCGACATGGGGGAAACCGTCGGACGCGACCTGTACCCCTACATAATTTTGTTCATCCAGGCCATTGAGAATAACTGGGGCACGATCTGCTCACTTGTGGACGGGCTTACCTGGGCGCTGCAGATGACACTGGGCTTCCTGAGCCTTCTGGTGGACGCTGCCGGCGATTTTGCGCGGGCGGTAGCAGACAACTGGGGCTGGATATCTCCGATCATCTACGGCGTTGTCACAGCTTTGGGTGTGTACTACGCTGCACAGTTTGCTGCAAATGTTATCAACCTGGTATCAAAGGGCATCCATATCGCGATGGCGGGGGCGCAGCTGCTCCACGCTGCAGCGACTGGCACTCTGACCGCTGCTACGGCGGCAGATATTGCAGCCCAGAACGGGTTGAATGCGTCCATGGCAGCGTCCCCCATCACGTGGATTATCATCATGATCATCGCCCTGATCGCGATTCTGGTGGCTTTGAGCAGCTGGATCGCAGATGTTACTGGCTTAGCAAATTCCGGAATAGGGATCATCGTGGGCGCCCTGTCGGTGGCGGTGGCCTTCATCGGAAACATTTTCGTGGCTCTGATCAATGCGATCATCGATATTTTTGTGGTGCTGTGGAACTTCATAGCATCGTTTGCAAACTTCTTCGGGAACGTCTTCACCGACCCCGTAAATTCCATTGGGCGGTTGTTCTTTGACCTTGTGGATTCGATCCTGTCCCTGTTGCAGACACTGGCGAGCGTGATCGATACCCTGTTTGGTAGTGACCTCTCATCAGCAGTACAGGGTTGGAGAGACGACCTGAGTTCGTGGGTGGACGAGACCTACGGCCAGGGGGACGAAATCATGGAGAAACTTGACAGCCGGGAGCTCCACGTGGATAGCTTTGACTACGGCGCGGCTTGGGAGGCGGGTGTAGAACTTGGGGACAGCATCTCCGAGGGTATATCCTCCGTGATGGATGGCTTCCTCGACCCGTCCAGTCTGTTTGATGCGGTAGAGCTGCCGACGGCAGAGGACTACGCGTGGTCAATCGGGGACAGCCTGGTGGACACCGGAGTGGCCGGAGACATCGGGGATATCTCCGCCGACACCGGGGACATTGCCGATTCCATGGAGATCACCTCCGAGGATCTGAAGTATCTGCGGGATATCGCAGAACAGGAGGCTATCAACAGATACACAACGGCCGAAATCCGCATCGAGCAGACCAACAACAACAACATCAACTCCGACATGGATCTTGATGGCGTGGTGGATGGGCTGACCTCAGCCGTGAACCAGGCCGTGGATGAAATCATAGAGGGGGCACCGTAATGGCGTATTTGTTTTATTTAAGTAAGTGCTTGCTGCCGGTCACGCCGGAAAAGCTGACCACCGAGATCAACGGCAAGAATAAGACCGTCACCCTCATCAATGAGGGTGAGGTGAACATTCTGAAAAAGCCCGGTTTGACCGACATCGAGTTCACCTGCCTGCTTCCAAGTGTGAAGTACCCTTTTGGGATCTATAAAAACGGGTTCCAAAAGGCTTCTTACTTCCTCAACTATTTTGAAAAATTGAAAACCTCAAAGAAACCCTTCCAGTTCATCGTCACGAGGAAGTTTCCGAACGGCAAGAGCATCTATGACACAAACATGAAGGTGTCACTGGAGGAGTACAAGATCGAGGAGAGCGCGGACGAGGGCTTTGACTGCAAGGTGACCATCTCCCTGAAACAATGGAGAGACTACGGCACAAAGACCGTGAAGGTCAGTGCCGCAAAGAAAAAGGTGTCGGCTACATCGTCCAGATCATCGGAGACAGCGCCGACGACCTCCACGAACCAAAAGTACACCGTTGTAAAAGGCGACTGCCTGTATGCGATCGCACGGAAGTTTTACGGGAACGGTGCAAAATACACGGTGATTTACAATGCAAACAAGTCGGTGATAGGCGGGGACCCCAGTCTGATCTACGCGGGACAGGTCCTCACAATACCAGCTTCATAGGAGGTGCCGGATGAATGTTGAACTGCTGATCACGGACGAATCAGGAAAAAAGGTCTTTCAGCCGGCAGTCCAGGAAGGCATCGAGTGGACCACGAACAGATCCGGATCTCCGGGAAAGCTGACTTTTAAGGTTTTAAGGGACAGCACACTGGATTTTTCTGAAGGCTCTGCCGTCCGGTTGAAGGTAGATGGGACATCCATCTTCTACGGCTTTGTGTTCACGCAGTCCAGCCAGAAAGACGGGATCATCACGGTGACGGCCTACGACCAGCTCCGGTACCTAAAGAACAAGGACACAAAGTTGTATGAGGGGAAAACCGCAACGCAGTTTATTAGGATGCTGGCGGCGGACTACTCCTTGAACCTGGGAACCTTGGAAAACACCGGGTACATCATCCCCTCCAGAGTAGAGGAGAACACCACACTGTTTGACATGATCACGAACGCACTGGATCTGACGCTCACCAACACAGGGAAGCTGTTCGTACTGTACGACGACTTCGGGAAACTGGCGCTGAAATCCATCGAGAATATGAAGGTGGGCTCTGGTGGGCTGTACCTGATGATCGATTCGGAAACAGGCGAGAACTACGACTACAAGTCGTCAATCGACAGTGACACCTACAACAAGGTCAAATTGACTTATGACAATGACGAAACCGGAACAAGGGACGTGTACATCTCGCAGGACAGCAGCAACATCAACCGGTGGGGCATCCTGCAGTACTTCGACACCCTGGATGAGGGAGAGAACGGGAAGGCAAAGGCGGACGCCCTGCTGAGCCTTTACAACAAAAAGACCCGGAATCTGAAGATCACCAACGCATTCGGTGATAACAGAGTCCGGGCGGGCTCCATGGTGGTAGTCAGCCTCAACCTGGGAGACACGACGCTCAAAAACTTCATGCTGGTGGAGAAGTGCGTACATACCTACAAGGAGTCGGAGCACTGGATGACGCTGACACTGAGAGGAGGTGAGTTCGTTGCCTGATGCAACGGAATTAGTAAGGCTCATAAAAAAGACGGCTGTAGACGCTGTACAAGCGGCCAAGCCGGCTAATGTAATGTTTGGAAAAGTCACATCCGTGAAACCACTGAAAATCATGGTGGAGCAGAAATTGACCCTCGGAGCGTCCCAGCTTGTGCTGAGCCGGAACGTGACAGACTTCCAGACCACCGCCACGATTAAAGGGGAGAATACCACCATCACTGTACATAATGGCTTGGCTGTCGGTGACAAGGTGATCCTCATCAGACAGCAAGGCGGTCAAAAATTCATCGTGACGGACCGAAGTGTATGATACCCTCGACAAGTGATATCCTCACCACCGACATGGAGATGGAGGAGCAGCCAAGCAAAACCTATAAGATGGACCTCGAGGGAACGACCACCAGAGGGTACGTGGACGGGCTGGAGGCCATGAAGCAGGTGGTCTTTAAGATCCTGAACACAGAGAGGTATGCATACCCCATGTACTCATGGGACTATGGCATTGAGACGATGGACCTGTACGGGGAACCTGTCTCCTATGTCTGTCCGGAGCTGGAGCGGAGGATCGCTGAGGCACTGGTGTGGGACGACCGCATAGACGACGTGTCAGATTTTGAATTTGATCTGACCAAAAAAGGTATAGTGCAGGTCTCTTTTATTGTTCACACTACCTTCGGAGACGTGCAGGCAGAAAGGACGGTGAATTTTTGATGTATGAAGATACAACTTATGACGTGATCCTGGAGCGCATGCTGTCGAGGGTGTCTGATGCCATAGACAAGCGTGAGGGATCCGTGATCTACGACACGCACTCGCCGACCGCGATGGAGCTGCAGAACATCTACATCGCCCTGGATGCGCTGATCGCAAACGGATACGGCGACACGGCGGCAAGAGAGTTCCTGGTGCTGCTCTGCAAGGACAGGGGCATCACGCCAAAAGCCGCAAGTAATGCGGTGCTGCAGGGTGTGTTTACCCCGGCCAGTATAGGCGCGGACAAGCTGGTGGGGCAGCGTTTTAATATCGACGACCTCAACTATGTCGTACTCAGCGTCATCAACGAGGATGCTGGAACCTATCAGGTGCAGTGCGAAACAGCCGGGGAGACCGGAAACCAGCACATGGGATCTATGATCCCCATGGATTACATCCAGGGACTGGAGACAGCAACCCTGACAGGTGTGCTCATCCCCGGAGAGGATGAGGAGGATACAGAGGTACTGCGAAAGAGGTACTATGACAGCTTTGGTGAGTTTGCCTTTGGTGGAAACAGAGCCGACTACCTGAACAAGGTCCGCAGCATATCCGGCGTCGGCGGGGTAAAGCTCGACCGGGTATGGAACGGTGGCATCAAACCATCTGATCTGATACCGGGAGACGCCGTACAGGAATGGTACAGCGGTCTGACCGACCTGCCGGAGGAGGTGTCTGACTGGCTGCAGTCGGTTTATGCTGCAGCACTGGAGAAGAAGCTGGTAACCGGTGGAACCGTCCTCGTGACGATAACCAACGGCTCCGACTACGGTGAGGCCAGCAGCCAGCCCGGCGGGCTTGTGGACACGGTGCAGACTGCACTCGACCCGACAGATTCCGCAGGTGAAGGGTATGGTCTGGCACCCATCGGGCATGTCGTGACAGTGCGCAGCGCGTCGCCTGTGGCGGTGCAGATCAGCACAGACATCTCCTTTAACACGGGGTATTCCTGGTCTACGATGAAGGGAGCAATCGAAGCCGCCGTGTCGGACTATCTCCTGTCACTACGAAAAGACTGGGAGTCAAACGATTACACAGTTGTGAGAACTGCCCAGCTGGAATCCACGATCCTCGCGCTGGACGGCGTGGTGGATATCGACAACACTAAGATCAACGGCAGCGGGAGCAATCTGATCCTCACGAAGTACCAGATCCCCATCTTTGGAGGTGTCAGCGTATGAGCAGGGAAGTAGACCTCGTTTCCTATCTTCCACCGTACCTGCAGAACTATAGGGAGCAGGTGTCGGCGCTCGCTGCCGAAGATCCTGAGTTTCTGCTGGTATGGGATGCGGTGGAAGGGACTCTGTATAACCATTTTATCTGCACGGCCAACGAGTACGGCATCACCCGGTATGAGAAACTGTTGGGTATCATCCCGGATGAAGATGACAACCTGGAGTCCAGAAGATCCCGCGTGCAGGTGCAGTGGGTAAATCTCACGCCGTACACAATGCGGACGTTTATGCAAAAAATGAACGTCCTCTGTGGGGACAACTCCTACGCGATCAGCGGCAACTTTAGGGAGACCTATGAGCTGACCGTCATCACGCATCTGGAGAATGTCGGGCAAGTGGAAGAATTGAATAACCTGTTTAACAGCATCCTGCCACTGAATGTGGTGGTGAATTCCAAGAATGAGATCCCGGTCACCGTGAGCACAAATTCTATTTTTGGCGGCAGACCGGCGACCCACGCGGACATCACGCTCACACAGGACTGGTGCGAAACAATTAAGACTTCACCCGCTGCAGTTTTCGCGGGTTACCCGTCCGACACGCTTCGGGCGCAGATCACCGATTTTGATGGGGCGGAGCAGGCGGAGGCGTGAGCCCGGTGTCACCAGTTCCGAAACATTAAGATATAAAAATCAAGAAAGGACTATAAAATGGCCGAATTTTCAAAGCTTTATTTGACAAAACGCGGGCAGGCGCTTGTGGCGAAGATCATGGCAGGCGCTGCTAACATCCAGTTCACGAAGGTGTGCACCTCTTCGCGGGTTTATGCTGAGGCATCCTTAGAGGGTCTCACGGCACTGGAGGGCGTACAGCAGACCAACGACGTCACAAAGGTGACGATCACCAACAACACCAGCGTCCGGGTAGAGACAGCCTTTACAAATGAAAAGCTGTCCGCCGGGTACTACCTCCGGTCTTTAGGACTGTACGCGAAGGATCCCAACCTGGGCGAAATCCTGTACGCCGTGTGTGTGGAGACATCCGGGCTTTGCTACATGCCTACATACAACGGAGTTACTGTATCATCCGCATATATCCAGCTGTATACCACCGTCGGCAACAGCGATAATGTTTCCCTTGCCGTTTACTCCGGAGCATACGCGACGGTGGAGGATATTGAGGCAATGGAAAGCGAGATTGCCGACCTGAGAGCCTACGTTGGATACACAGACAGTGATATCTACGGCGTAGAAGCCGACTTCAGCAACAAAAAGTTCACCCGTCTCGCGGGTGCTGCTGACCTTGCCGGGGGCACTCCCTTTGACAAGGTGAACGCGATGGGCGGCAGACGGCGCTGCAACCTGACCGACGACGGCATTGTTGTCGCATACCAGGGAGACGAGGGCTTTACGACTACCGGAGCACTTACCCAGCAGGTCACCATCGGTGACACGGTCTATGACGTCGGCACAAACGTACAGGTCATGGTGGAGCAGCCGAAGTTTTATTACAAGGTTGTGCCCATGGACTTAGAGAGCTACTACGGATCCGACGGAAAGCAGGCGTGGAAGACGAGAAAGGTGAGATATTACATCTCCGACGCACCGAAGCCGGGATTTAAGGTACACCCCGAATTCATCGTAAACGGCAAGGAAAATGAGTTTATCTACCTGTCGGCTTTTGAGGGCTGCCTGTGGGACGAATCCGCATCAGCCTACATCATGGATGATGCACAGGTGGCCGATTTTACCGCAGACAAGCTGTCTAGCATCGCTAACGCAAAGCCTGCATCTGGGCTGACGCAGAACCTTACCCGGAGCAACTCCAGAAAGCTGGCTCAGAACCGCGGGCTTGGATGGGAGCAGCAGTATGCGGCGACTGTGTCGGGCACACAGCTCCTGATGATCATCGAGTATGCGTCATTTAACAGCCAGACCAGCATCGGAAACGGCGTTGTCAGCGTAAAGGACGACAGCGCGAGCAACCTCGCGGAGCTGACTGGAGCAACGGTCAACCTTGGAAACGCATCCGGAGAGGCAGAAACCACGGGCGGGTACAAGCAAGTGTCCTATCGTGGTGAGGAGAACCCCTGGGGGAACATCTGGAAGTGGGAAGATGGATTTAACATCGAGAACCCTAACCCGTTTACTGCTGACGGAGGCGGGACCGGAACTGTTTACGTGGCAGACCATGACTTTGTGGACAACACCGGGGCATCTCCCTACGAAGACACGGGCATCCGGGTGCCTTATATCAGCGGTTATATCAGTGCCTTTGGGTATGACGACAAGTACGACTGGCTTTTTGTCCCGGTAGAGGCGAAGGGCAACAGCTCCACGCCCATCGGTGACAGCTGCTACAATCAACAGCCCGGATGGCATGTGGCTATACTGGGTGGCCATTGGTACTATGGTGCGAACGCCGGGCTTTTCTATCTGCATTTGGACTATTCGTCGGGTAGTCGGCACCGCTACATTTCGGCGCGGGCGGTGTTTGCACCCAGCAGACGTGAAGAAGCAGAAAATGCGACAGCTTAACTGCAGTTTGCAGTTTAAACTTAGGTAAGATATCGGGTGAAACATTACCTAAAGTCAGTATTCGTACAGTCAAAAAAAAGCAACCAGATGGCATGTAGCTAAACTGAGTGGCAATTGGAACAATGGTACGAACACCGGGCTTTTCTATCTGAATTTGAACAATTCGTCAGGTAATCGGAACCGCAACATTTCGGCGCAGGCAGTATAAGCACTAAGATACACCGCCGACGGCAAAGCCGATCGGCGTTATCATAAAAAAAAGGGCCATGGGTGATAAACCCGTGGCTAAGCACTGCGGATGTCTTACCTTGCCTCTTGGCAGAACATAAAAAATAATTAAAGCTGTTTTGGTAGGTCCTGAGGGCTCGAAGAATCGGCTTTAGTGCATACAAGGTGACAATTTGAAGAGATATGGGTATTTATTTGAAAAAGTTGTATCCATGGAAAACCTTGCGCTTGCGTATAAGAACGCGAAGAAGGGCAAGGGCTGGTATGCAGAGATCAAAGAGATTGAGAAGGATCCGGAGAAGTACTTGCTGCAGCTCCAGGCTATGCTGATCAATCATGAGTATCATACGTCAGCTTATGAGACTTTCATGCGGAAAGAAGGGCGGAAAGTTCGCGAGATCTACAAGCTCCCATTCTTTCCTGACCGGATTGCCCAGTGGGCTATCATCCAAGTGATAGAGCCTCAGCTGCTGTCCGATTTTATCGGTGATACTTACTCCGCACTGCCTGGCAAAGGGATACATGCAGCCCTGAAAAAGATCAGGGCAGCGATCGATAAAACACCCGATGAGATGGCCTACTGCTGTAAGATAGATTGTCAGAAATTCTACCCCAGCATAGACCATGAGATCCTAAAGACAAAGTATCGGAGGAAATTCAAAGATCCGGACCTGCTGGAGCTGATCGACGAGATCATCGACAGCGTCAGCACATGTCCAGCAACAGAGGACAACATAGAGTTTTATAAGTCGTGTGGGAAGACGATCAGCGTCACCACCCGCGAAAACGGTGAGAAGTTCATCGATGGCGTCGGTATCCCGATCGGCAACTACTTCTCGCAGTACGACGGAAATTTCTACTTGTCCAGTTTTGACCACTACATGAAGGAAGTGCTGAGGGTGAAGCACTACTACCGGTATATGGATGACGTTTGTGTCTTTGCCGGTAGCAAGGAGGAGCTCCACCGGATCCTGGACTGTATGCGTGAGTACCTGCTTACGCGGCTGAACCTAAGGATCAAAAAGAACTATCAGATCTTTCCTTCCTACGTCCGTGGCGTGGATTTTGTTGGGTACAGAATTTTTAAGGATTACACGCTCCTCAGACGGTCAACCGCGGAGCAGATGAAGGCGAAAATGGTGACTATCCGGAAAAAGGTGGAGACTGGCCACGACATGAGCTACTCCGACTGGTGCAGTATCAACTCATACAAGGGATGGCTGATGCACTGCGACAGCTACCGGCTGTCACAAAAGTACTTTGCACCGCTACGGCTGTATGCAGAGATGTACTACGAAAAGTATATAAAATC